CCCGGCGTGAAGGTATTCCCATTCGAGCCCGATTAGCCCAAGGCTATCGGCGGGCATGTCCTTACAATCGCCGTCCCACGCGCGGCCTTTTGTGTGAACCGGCTTGTCCTCGCCGGTCGCGTCGTGGTCGGCCACGGGGCCGCCATCCGCCGTGCAGACGTAAAACTTGCCATCCGAGCGGCAGCGCTGACCAACATCAAAGGTCTTGTAAACGCCCCACGGCTTCACATCGCGGGTGTCGTACATCTGAATGTACATCAGCCCGTTGACCTGGCTTGCCTGAAAGATGTTGCTGCTCGCCGACACGGTAACGGTGGAGCCCACTGTGACGGCGCCGGTGACATAGACCGTAACCGTTTCGTCGGTGTTCACGTCCTTGAAGGGGCCGCCCGTCGGCACGAACTCCGTCATCGTCCAGTTCGTGTTCGAGACGCGCGTGAGCTTCTGGGGCGGGTAGCTGGGATGCGTCAGATAGACCACATCGCCGCTCTGGCAGAACTTCACCGCGAAGGAGCCGTCGGCCGCCGTCAGGTCGGCCAGGGCGTAGGGCGAGACGATCTCGTAGGGCGTCCCCGGAACCGCCTCGAAGACCCCCCGGTCCCGATAGAAGCGGATGTATGCGTCGCCGAACTCCAGCACGAAGGCGTCGAGCTGCGAGAAGATGAACGGCACGAGCCACGACCGATCCGCGTTCGCCTTCACGCCCGACACGAAACAGGTTCCTGCGCGCCGCTCCAGCGCCCCTTGCACACGAGGCACTGCGTTCTCGCAGAGCTGAAGACCCGCTTGGTACTTCTCTTGCTCCGGGCGGGAGGCCAGAAGCGGGGAGAGCTCGCCGCCGTTGAAGTTGGCGATCAGCAGGTTTGCGCGGCTCATAGGCGGCCCATGATCCAGCTACCGTCAGGCACGTCTTCCGGCGGGTTCTCGATGGCGTTCAGCGTCTTGGCGCGGCGCACGGCGCGGGCGTAGGCCTGCGCGGCGGCTTGCACCTTCTCCCCGCTCTGCGTCAGCTCCTCGGCGAGCTCGGCCGCGAGCCGGGTCGCAAGCGCCTCGATGAACGCCGGGTCAAAGCGGCTCTCATCGGTGACGCGCTGGACGTAGCGCACCGTCAGCGGCGCGGGCTGGTTGGATAAGACCTGCGAGCCCTCGATCTTGAAGGGCGCGTTCGAGCCTTGGCGATAGTCATCGAGCGAGACGTAATAGTCCCCGACCTGGACCACGCGCAGGCAATCGGCCGGCAGTTCAAATGCGAGATCAAAGCCGAACGCGGGCGCGTCGCTCAGGGCTTCCATGGTCGTTCGCGTCATGGCGAAGTTCCAGGGATGTTCGCGCAGGAGATCGTCGCGCAGCAGCTCGTAGTTCGCCTTCGCGGCGCGGGCGCGGCTGTTGTTGTCGTCGATGGTGGTTATGCGTTCGGCGCCCAGCTTTTGCAGGGCGCGGTTCACGATGTCGGTTCGACTGGCGGGCAAGGCGGCTCTCCGAAGCGATGCCGCTATTTTCCCACGGACGCGCCCCGCGCGGGCGGATCAGAACAGGGCGACGATATTTGTCGCGGTCGTGCCGGTCAGCTTCACGCGGGCGCAGATCACGTCCAGCACGCCCACGGGGACGGCCTTGAAGGTCGCGGTCACACCGAACACCGACACGAGCGCCACATCGCCCGAAACGCCGATGTAGAGGCGGCGGGCCGGGCAGGGCAGGTCCGTCGCGTCGTCCGGCGTGACGGCCGCGAAGTCGCGAGCCGGGCCGTCATCACCCGAGAGATAAGGGTTCGCGCTCATGCGGGCGGCCAGGTGTCTTCGAGGATTTTCTGCTCGATGCCTTCCAGCGCCAGCAGGACCGCTTGCTTGTCGACGCCGGTTGCGGTCAGGTCGACCGAAAGCTCGATGGCCGCGCCGGTGGTCGCGGTGTCCTTGGTCACGTCGGTCTTCATCTTACCGCCGACCGCTACGCCGTAATATTCCTTCGCCATGCTGGCGCTCCTTGCGAGGGCGGCGGGAAGCCGAAGCTCCCCGCCTTACCCATTAGGCGATGACGTAGCGGGCGCGGACGGAGATCGTACCGGCGGCCGTGCCGACCGTGTTGCCGGTCAGGCAGAGGTCGTAGTCGATCATCGGGTCGGCGCTCAGGCCGAGGAGCTGCCAGAGCTGCTTCTCGATCTTGTCGATGTTGGTCGCCGTCGCTTCCGTCAGGGCTTGGGTGCCCGCCACCGCAGAAGCGGACGACAGGTCCAGAGCCGAGGCGAAGAGATCGGCGTCGACCACCGCGCCGCCGTCCTTGGCCGTGCGATAGAGACCCACGTCGTAGGACGTGCCCGCAGTGATCGCGTCGTTGAAGACGGTGATCTCCGACATGCGGGCCGAGGAGCGGATGCGGGCGAAACGATAGACGGAACCGTCATCGTCGGCCGCAGCCACCTCGACCGTGCCGACCGCCTCGCGGATGTAGGCGCCGGCCAGGATGGCGGCGGTGAAAGCCTTGGGCGTCGCGTCTGCGTTCGAGATCGCGGTGGCCTTGGTGTTAGCGGTAGCCATGTCAGCTTCTCCTCAGCCTTACGATTCGACGCAGGGGATTTCGACGACCTTCTTCTCTTCGGTCCGCGTGGCGCCGAAGGTGCCCTCGACATAGAGCTGCGTCGGGAGGCCTTCGATGTCCTTGCGGACGGAGATGTCGGTCTTGATGTCGTTCCACACGCCAAGGTGCATGCCCGACTTCGCCCAGGCCGGGACGCGGCGCTGGCTGGAGCCGTTCACGGCAAGCTCTTCGGTGTGGATGAAGTTGAAGCCGAGGAAGCGCTTGATGACGTTCCCCTCGACCAGCGGCGCGTCGCCCGCGTTGAACTCCTTCGACACCACCTGATATTCGTTCAGGAGGTCGTCGTTCTGCGCGGCAGTGATGGCGCAGAAGAGTTGTTCGGCCGGGTCGATGTTCGCAGCCAGCAGCAGGCGCTTGGCGGCCTTCAGCTTGGCGACGTTCAGGCCCGAGTTGTTGCCGCCCTTGTTGACGCTGACCACTTGGCCGGCGGGCCAGGTCGTGGTCGTGCCGCCGTTCTTGCCGGTCTTGCGGTCGGCGAAGAAGGCCGCGACGATCTCGTCGTCCTTGGCGCGGTTCATGGCGGCCACGGCGTTCTGGACGAAGGCCGACTTCGGATCGACCACCATACGCAGCTCATCGGCCTTATAGACCAGCTGGGGCAGGTTGTAGTCTTCCGGGTAGACCCACGGACGGTCGGTCGGGGCCTCAATCGGGCGGATCGCAGTGCCGCGCGAGCTGTTCTTCTGCGCCCTGACGGAGCCGACTTGCTCGACCGGCGAGGCGGCCTCGCCCTTGTAGTTGCCGACCATCACCGCACCGGCGAGGCGGCAGTCCATTTGTTGCGCCAGAAGGGCAATGTTCGTCGCCCAGCTCTGGATGTAGAAAGTCTCGATAGGAGCCGACATCGCGGTTCACTCCGAATGGGGTTGAATTGTCCGTCCGGCGTGTCCGCTCGCGCGGGGCCTGCACCGCCTGCGGCTCTAGTTGGCGGCCCTTTCGGGGTGTCGCCGAAGCGCGAAGCGATGCACCTATTTTACCAAGCCTAGCCGCAAGCGCCTTTTCGTGCCGCGCAACGAAAAAGGCCGCCCGGTGAGGAGCGGCCCATTTCCCGGTTCGGCGGGGGGATCAGGCCGCCAGCGGCGTGCCTGAGATGATCCGGTTCAGCCGCTCGACCTCGGCCCGCGCGTCGGCGTCGCCGTTGAGGTACTTCTTGCCCCACTCCTTGTCCGCCTTCAGCGTGTTCAGGCGGGCTTGGGCTTGATCGGGCGTCATGCCGAACGTCTTGCGGCCCTCGCCGTCGATGAAGCTGTCCTCGGCCATGCCGCCGCCGATCTTGGAGAGCGCGGTCATCATGCCCTTCGTGCCGAGAACGCGCTCGACGCCCGACATGGTGTCCTTGTCCCAGCCGAGCATCTTGGCGCCGCGCCGGGCAAGCTCCGTGTTGGCGTCGAACTTCGGCCCCCATTCGGTCTTGAGGTCCGACATCTCCGCCCCCGACTTAGCCTGAAAGTCGGCTTCCATCTTGGCGACGACGGCCTCTTGGTGGGCGTTCCACTTTTCAGCCAGGACACCGGCCTGCTTGGCGTTCAGCCCCGCTTCGTGGAACCAGTCGCCCGCCGCGTCAGCGAACTCCGGGTCGGCGTTGGCGATCTCGCTCAGCTTGTAACCGCCCTTGTCGTCGGGGCGGCCGAGCGCGCTGTAGACCCGGTTCCAACCCTCCGCGTCCGCCTCGTCTTTCGGGAGCGGCAGCTTCTCGCGGCTCAGGAGGCCTTCAAGGCCCCGGTGCGCGGTCGCCAGGTCTTTGACCTCGCGATAACCCTTGTTCTGCGCCCAGCCCTTCAGCTCGGGATCATCGAGGGTGTCGATCCACGATGGCTTCTCCGTGGTCGCGGTCGTCGCCGTGCCTTCAGCGCCCGTGGTCGTGGCGCCGGTGGTCGTTCCGCCGTCAGTCGTGGTCGTGGCGGTGGTTGAGGTCGTGCCGCCGCCAAGCAGGTCTGCTGCCGAGGTCGCGGCACCGGTCGCTCCGGTGGTATCGCTCATTCGTCGTCTTGCTCACTGTTGAAGAACCGCCTTGAGAGGGGCAGATGAATCATCGCCAGGATGCGGTTCACGACTTCCTGACGGCCCATAGCGACGCCGGTAGCCATGGGGTCGGACGCGCCGGTTCCCTTGGCGATACGCAGCGGTGGTTCGTTGATCTTGGCAAAGCGCATGAGGTCTTCGAGGACGACCTTCACGTCGCCCTGCAGTTGCCCGCCCTGGAACAGCCGCTCATAGGCGCCCTTCCGTTGCTTGATGCGCTCGGCTTGCGTGGTCATGCGGCCTGCGGCACCACTTGCGGGGCCTCCTCATTGCCGGTCATGGCGCGCGCGGCGGCCATATCCTTCGCGGCCTGCGCCACCACCGGTGCGGCGGCTAGCGCCTGCTGGACCTGCGCCGCCTGGGCTTCTGACGCCTTCAGCGCCTCGATCTCATCGGGCGTATTCATCAGCTTGGACGGCATGCCGTTGATGTCGCCCAGGGTGCGGATGATCTCAGGCACCTTGCCCTTGAAGAGCAGCGCCGCTTCCGGGTCCATCTGCATCAGCGGCCCCGCCTGTTCGAAGGTGCGCAGGATGCCAAGGCCCTCATCGGACCTCTGGGCGCGCGAGAGCTCCGAGACGTACTCGATCTCGGTATCGAGCTCAGTGTGCATGAGCTCATCGGGTGGCGGCGGCAGTACGCCCGCGTGGGCCAGTATGTCGATCTCCGCCTGAATGAGCGGGCCGAGCATTTCCGACTGTTGGCGACCCATGGTCGGGGCGAGCAGCGCGCCCTTCTCTTGAGCGCGGAGCATGGCCTGCGTGGCGGTCATGTCCGGGCTGTCGACGAGGATCTGAAACAGCGTGACGAGAAAGGCCGAATTGATGACCTCGCGGTCGCCGTTCAGCATCTCTTGCGTGATCGGCAGGTTGGCCCCCGTCTCGTATGGCCGGGCCAATGGCGCACCGTCCGACGCGAGCGTGCCGTAGTTCAGGGCGCCGGGCCGCGCTGTGAACGGGCCGAGCGAGCCGTCGTCAGCCAGGAGGACCGGCGGCTCGGCGGCAAGCTGGCCGGCGCGCAGGAAGGTCTTCTCCTTCTCGTTCGCCGACTTGATCGTCGCCAGCACCGTCATCGCCGGTGAACGGCCGTAGGTTTCGCGTGGCGCGGTGACATAGCGGCTCACCGCATAGCGCAGCGTCCGATAGCCGCTTTCGCGCAGGAGCTTCCGCCCCTCGAAGCTGACGTAGTAGGAGGCCCACGGCATGCCCTTGTAGTCTAGGCGCGACCATTCGGCGTCCTCGCGCGGCTTCACGCAATGTAGAAACTCGAACTTGCGCTCCGGGTCGGAGCCGGTGCCGTGCAGGCACTTGATGATGCTCTCGGGCAAGTCCTCGCCGAACTTCTGATAGGCCTGCCGGGCCGTCATCTCGAAGCGGCGGTGGATCGTGTCGACGACCCCCTGATGGTTTTCGGCGATGAACATCTCTGCCAGAGAGATCGCGCGGTAGCGCAGCCCCCGGCCCAGCATGTCGTCGACGAAGATGGCCCCGGTCCCGAAGGCCCCGAGGCTCATGTAGTTCTCGTTCGCCTGACTGGCGAAGTTCGCCGTCGGCGCATACCGGGCGCGGAACAGCGCGCTCGTGATGTCGTAGCAGTACTGCTTGACGGCTGGGTTGCTGAGTAGATGCTCAGGCGGCTTCAGCTCGTGCCAGCGCTGGTTGCGCGGCGTAAGCATGCTTTCCATCGCGGCGGCAAAGCGTTCGAGGGCCAGCGGAGCGGTGCTGTCGAACAGCTTCTCAGTCAGCTTCTCCCCGCCTACGCGCTTGGCCTGAAAGTCCTGCTGACGTGGGAGAACGCGCTCGGCGATCTCAGACCAGTGCCCCTCCCAGGTGGAGCGCCTGGCTTCCAACTGGGATTGACGACGCAGCACATCATCGGCGCGAGAATCCGCCATCGGCGCGTTTAGCCACCCTGCCCGAGAAGAACTTTCGTGGCGGCTCCACCGGCGCTACGACCGGCGGCGGTGGAGACGTAGGTCGCGGCTCGCCCCTTGCGGGACAGGAGCTTGTCGTCGCGTTCGGCGGCCACCGCCGCATCGTCGATGTTCGGCGGCGGCGCGGGTACGCGCGGCTGTGGGATTTTCGGGTTCACCGTGGGCGGTCCTGCATCCAGCGAAGCGATGCAGTTATTTTACCGCGCGCAGGCCCTACGCAGGCTCGTAGTAGGCGTTGAAGAGGCCATCGGAGCGCACGGTGATGTCGCCCTCAGGTCCAAGCACGATCCAGTCGCCAGGGTCGACGCACATCGGCCCTTCGGCGGTGAAGGCGTGCAGCTCCGCACCGTCGAAGTCCAGCGCGTTCAGGGAGCCACGCTCTTTCGCCAGCGCCTCGTCCAACCATGCGGGGCGGTCACTGAAGACCATATCGGCGGCGCGGCGGATGTACTGGACAGCCTCAACGGCGATAGGCTTGGCATTGAACGTCGTCATTTTCCCTCACATCGATACGGGCGGCGAAGCAATCCGCCCCATTGTACCGTCGCGTTCAGCCCCAGACCTCGCCCGCGCCGATGGCCGTTTGCGGCAGGTCACGGCGGCGCGGTGCGGTGATCTGATTCAGGGCGCGCCCGATGAGCGAGAGGTTGTCGACATCATCGTCGTGCTTGCCCGCCGGGAAGGCCACGCACTCGTCGATGAAGCAGTCGCCGTCGCCGTCGTCGCGGATGTAGAGCCGCCCCTCTTGGGCGATGGCCTGCGCGCCGCGAGCGCGGGTCGCCTTGTCCTGGATCGAGGGTAGCCACTCCATTGCGCACGAGACGCGGCGCTCGCGCATCCTCTTCTGAAGGACGGGCATGATCGCCTTCTGGATCACACCGGCCTCCCCGAACCACTTGCCAAGCCCCTTGCGGCGGTACTTCTCCATCAGGTCGATCTGTTGCTCGATCCAGATGTCGGAGCTTGTCTGCCCGCGCCAGCCATCGACCAGATAGACGTTCGACGGTTCGCGGCTGTCGACGCCCCAGACGCGCAGGACCGTGTAGTCGCCGCCATCCTCTGTGACCGCGTAGTCCGATGTCCCGTAGTAGCGCAGGCTCGACGGTAGCTGGTCATCGGTGAAGCGCTTGAACGCGCCGCGAAGGAAGTAGGAGCCCTCGCTCGGCTTGGGCTTCTGCTGATACAGCGACGCCCATGTCCGCGCGTTGGTCTTGAACGGCTCCCAATGCGAGGCCGGGAACCATTCGGGCCACAGACCCTCGCCGATCCTGCGCCCGAGCGGGTCGTCGGCGCGGTCGCATATGGCGGGCAGGCAGATCACGCGCCACGGGCGGCCGTCCTTGCCCTTGAACATTCCGCTCTCACCATCCCAGCCGTCCGGCAGGATGCGCCCGGCAGGGTCGTCTTCGTGCCAGCGGGTGAGGATCATCACCTGACAGGCTCCGGGCTTCAGGCGGGTGCAGAAGTCGTCATGGTAGGCGTCCCATGCCTTGTCGCGGATGACCTGGCTTTCGGCGTCCTCGCGGCCCTTGATCGGATCATCGACGATTCCGAGATCAGCGCGGTTGCCGGTGATGCCGGACAGGAGGCCGCCGGCCATGAACTCCGAGCCGTTGTTGAGCGCCCACTCATCGGCCGCGCTGCTTTCGTTCGAGAGGCCCGCGTCGGGGAACAGCTCGCAGAACCCCTTGCTCTTGACGAGGGTGCGCGCCCGCCTTCCCTGCTTGCGAGCGATGCTGCTGGCGTAGCTCCCGAGGATGACCTGCTGACGCGGCTTGCGGGCGAGGAACCACGGGACGAAGACAACATCGGTGTAGGTCGACTTCGCCGAGCCGGGCGGCATGAGGACCATGAGGTTGTACTTCTTGTCGGCCACGTCTTGCAGGCCGCCGAGCAACAGGTCGTGGTGAGCGACCAGCCTGTCGATGTGCACCGTCTCGAAGGCGTCGCTCTCAGCGTCGTCGGCCTCGCCAGCGGGGATCGTTGGGATGTCCACCATGCAGGTGAAGTCCCGCAGGCTACGGCGCGCAAGCTCACGGCGCGCGGCCAGGATGTCGGTCGCGGTAATCCCTGCAGCGGCGCTCAAAGAAGGAGCCTCGACATCATCGCGCGGAAATCGTCGGCCGTGTTGAGGTTGGGGTCGATGACCGTCTCGACCGACGCATCGTCGGCCTGCGACGCGGCATGGATAGCGGCGTAGGCGGCGCGCTGGGCGATAGCGCTTCGCTTCGGCCCAACCTCCAGCATAGGGATCACGGCGGCGACGATCTGGTCGAATAGCGTCGTCATGCCACCTTCACCTTGAGGGCGGCGATGGCCCGCAGTTGCTCGTCGGTGGCTTCAGACAGGTCGACGGTGGTGTTGTAGGGGATCGGCCCGCCACCGGGGCCAGACGCCTCGACCGCCAGCTTCGCGCCGTACTTCTTGGGCGCCAGCTTCTCCGCCAGCCACTTGCGCGTCTCGACCCGCAGCTTCGAGCGGGCGACGTGTTCGTGGTCGATCACGATGTCCTCACCATCACGCCCGGCCAGCTTGTAGTCAGCCGAGCCGTCGTCGGCGATCTCCAGCATTTCATCGCCGCGAACATCGGCCTGCAAGACCCGCGCGTGCGCGTACTTGGTCCTGAAATCCTCGTACTTGAGCAACCACTCCATGACGGCAGACTTCGACGGCATGGTTTCATCGCGACAGATGGAGCGCAGGCTTTCCCCTTCCGCGATGCGCAGGCAGATCGCGTCGGCAAGCTCCTCGCTGTAGTCGGTTGGGCGACCCGCCTTCCTCTTCGCAGTCATGCGGCAGCGACCTCTTGTTGTCGGGTGATGGCGCGCTGGACCTTTTCAAGCCCACTCAGGAAGGCGGCGCCCTCGATGTCGCTTGCGGCATTGTGAGGCCCGCCGAGGCGCGCACAGAGCCACGCAGGCCAGTAGGACAGGATCACGGCGTCAAAGACCTGTTGCCGCTCCAGCCGCGTCAGGCTCGCGTTCATGCGCTTCCAGACCTTCAGCGATGGCCCGGCGATGTGTTCGGAATCGGGATCGAGACGGAAGGCCGCGTCGAACAGGGCGGTGATCTCCGCATCCGACAGATCGGCCCAGATGATGTCCGAGCGCTCAGGCAGCGAAGACCATTCGCTCAGGCGCAGGCCCGGCGCGCACAGGCCAGCCCGCTCATAGGCGAGCCGGTACAGTCCCGCCGTCGTATAGGCGTCGTCAGAGAGCCACCGCTTGGCCCTCATCAGCTCCACGGGATCGTCAGCCGCCGCCGTGTCGCCCTTGCCGATCAACGCACGACGCAGCTCAATCACCTTGGGGTTCGCGAGCTCACCCACGAGCCTTCCGCTTTTTGTGCGACGCCCGGCGCTGGCCTTACGGCCCGGCTTTCCGGTCCGAGGGCGCTTTAGCATCGCGAGCGCCGCCTCTCTGCCCACGAGCGGCCTCATCTCAGGCCGCCCCCTCTCTTCGCCTTCGCTCGATGACCACGCTTGCGGCCAAGGCTCCATTCGCCATCCGATCCGACGTGCCATTGGAAGCAGTGCTTGCACCTATAGGGCGTGACCATCGCGCCCTTCCTCGCCATGCGCTTCGCGAGCTTCCAGGCCTTGAAGGCGGTCGCGTGCGAGAGCTTTCCCGTACAGGCCCCTTCGACCATCGCCGACCCGACGAAGCGATCCGCCCCCATTGTATCGCCCCCGCTCACCCCACGGCCTCACAGATCGTCCTCGAGAGTGACCGTGCGGATGTGCGCGCGTTGGTGATGGCAGTCGCAGTAGGAGCGGCCGAAAGGCTTGGGCGCGTCGCAGAACAGGTGGACGCCGTTGACCTCATCGACGGGCCAGCGGCACCCGGAGACTTCCAGCAGCGGCACACGGCGCGCGTCCGGCTCTACCCAGACCCTCGGCGGGCGCTTGGCGTGAGG